TGGCATTACTCATCGGTTAACAGTTCATAACTTTTTTACTATGCCTACGAATGGGAGTGATGTGAACGGGGAGTGAACAGGAAAACTGATTCTCTTTACACTGTTAAACACACTGTTAAACACACTGGTTACCTGTGAAGATGTCAAAGGCAGTTTTTGATGATAAATCAGGATTATGGGTTCAAGACTATGAGTCATATCACAATGGTAAAAGTTATGGAATATTCAAAAAGTATTTTATTGTAGAACCAGAGTATATGACTGAACAAGAATATATTGACAAATATCAAAAAAGGGATATTTACAATGTTATTATTACTCAGTGGTTGCGATAGGTATCTATCCTTATAAGATAGGTATATATATTTTGACTCTACAACGAAAAATGATTTCCCATGGGAAATCATTTTTCAACTTTAAACCTTTCCCTCCTTCCACACCCTTTGCCCTTTCTTTAAAAATGCCAGGCTGGCTCAAATATTATAAACATGATCACAATGCAACTAATCACCCTGTACGTTGCGAGGATAGACGTGAGATGAAAAACGGTAAACTTCATTCTACAAATGGACACCCTGCTGTTGTTGAGTACGATCGAGAATATTTCAGTGAGGGTGAGGATGAGGGTTATGGATACACGATCTCCAATGACAAGCTTAGGGAATGGTACTTTGAAGGGAAACTTCACCGAGAGCAAAGCTCGAGGGCTGGTGAAGATGGACCAGCAAGGGTAAAATACGAAATCATCGATTGCAAAGGGTATAAGCATTCATCCAAAGTTCTTGAAGAGTGGTATCGACATGGTGAACTGTACCGTGAAGGTGATTACCCAGCAAGGATTATCTACAAAGAACTTACAGATAATGGTACATGTGAATCTTGTGTAGATTTGGAAACAAGTAAAGAAGAACATGGAATCAAAAAGATAGAAGAATATTACGCAAACGGAAAGCTTCATCGTGAAAGCGGTCCAGCTGTTATTAGATATTATACTGATGGTGATGTAAAATCTGAAGAATGGTACATCGAAGGAGATTTGCGCCGTGAAACAGAATATTACGATGACGACGACTATAAAGGATTCCATGATACGTGGTATAAGTATGGTGAAAAGCACCGAGACGATGGTCCAGCGTATACTTCAGAAACGAAACTTTACACAGAACGCTTTTCGTATGTTAATGATGTGAAAGAATGGTACCAATACGGAAAGCTTCATCGAATTGATGGTCCTGCACGCATTGATAGAAGTTTTGATGTTGATTTTGAAAAATCAACGACAGAAGAATGGTACGTAAATGGAAAACTTCACCGTGAAGATGGTCCTGCTTATATTTCTTCTTCTGAGAGTAGTACAGAAAAGAAATGGTACATTCAAGGAGAACTTCACCGAGAGCAAAGCTCGAGGGCTGGTGAAGATGGTCCCGCTATTGTTTATTCACGTGGTTCTTATTTGAAGGAAAGTTATTATCGTCATGGATTAGAGGTTAACAAGACATAACGCACAAAGTAAAAATGATTTCCTGAGGGGAATGATTGAATAAATTCAACCCCTTCTACTTCCTCCTCTCCTTCATTCACTCTTTAAAATGTCAGATCATAAACACAATCCACCTACTTATTATGGATATTATGGGGATATATTTGAACTAAAAGATAACAAACTCCATTCTAAAAATGGAGAACCTGCTATAGTTATGTATGATCGAGAACATTTTAGCGAAGGTTATGAGTCATGGACAATTTCAAATGTTGAACTTGAGGAATGGTATTTTGAAGGAAAACTTCACCGAGAGCAAAGCTCGAGGGCTTCACCCGAGTCGAGGGGTGAAGATGGACCAGCAAGGATAAAATACAAAATCATTCAAGGTGGATATCATAAGCGTTCTTTGAAAGTTCTTGAAGAGTGGTATCAACATGGAAAACTCCATCGTGAAAGTGGTCCAGCCGTTATTATTTACGATGATGACGAAGATGAAGATGGTATCGTATTGTGTGAAAAATGGTACGCGGATGGAGAATTATATCGTGAAACAAAATATCAGGATCAGGATGAGGAAAATCTCGCCTGTAACTGTCATGAAATTTACAAAACATACGAAGATACGTGGTATAAGAATGGAAAAAAGCATAGGGATGATGGACCAGCGTATACCTACCGTCTGAGAGATTGTATAAAATGGTTTCAAGATACAAATACATACACCTCTGAAGAAGATATTGAAGAATGGTACACACACGGAGAACTTCATCGAATTGATGGTCCTGCACGTATTAAGAGACAATGCATTGAGGACATAAAACAAATGTCAGAGGAATGGTACATTCAAGGAAAACTTCATCGAGAGCAAAGCTCGAGAGGTGAAGATGGTCCCGCTTACACTTCTTCCGATACTATCAGGAATAAAAATACGCAGAAATGGTACAGTCACGGAGAACTTCATCGAATGGATGGTCCCGCTATTGTTTATTCTGACAATTCTTGTGTGAAAGAAAGTTATTATCGTTATGGATTAAAATTTGAGATTTAACCCGGTTGCAAAAGAATAAATATTTAAACTCCAAGGAGTTTAAAACTGACTTACATCTTATGATTTGGTTATCTTCCTCACTTCCTTCCCACCCCTCGCTTCCTTCCCCTTCTCAAAATGTCTCTTATTATTCCTTCCCACCCTTCACTTTTTTCACTTCCTCCAGATTTACTTCGATACATTATTAGTTTCATTTCAATTGGAGATCTTGGGTGGAGTCGTGATTTATCTCTTCCAAGTATTCGAGAAAATGGTGGTCTTGAATGTGTTGTTTTTGAAGAACCACCGCCTCTGAATGTTTTAGAAAGTCTTGTTGGAGAACGAACACAAGTTTTACATATTCATCTCACAACATCTACAGTATTTAGGAATTTTTCGTTACACATGTCACAGTTACACACAATTGTCTTGAAAGGTAACGATAGTGTGTTAAATCTTGAACCTCTTCGAGGACTCAACCTTATTAATGTAAACCTTGAATGCTTTCGTAAAGTTGTTGATCTGAGTCCTCTTCAGGGTACATACCCTCGCAGTCTTGTGCTTCGAGATTTTTGGAGTGTTACGTCTCTTAATCCTCTTCGAGATATGAATCCAGAGTATCTTACTTTGACCGAATTTCTCAACGTACCTAATCTAAATGATCTTCGGGAAATGCGACCAAAGATTTTACATCTTCAACATTTTCGGGATGTTGAATCTCTTGAACCTCTCCAATGTATGAACCCAGTTGTGTTAAATCTTCAAGATTTTCAGGTCCTCTCTCTAGAACCTATTCGGAATATGCGACCTGAAGAATTGATTCTTTGTAATTTTTGGAATGTCAATACACTTGAATCTATTTCGAGTATGTTTCCTCGAAAGTTATTTCTTACTCATTTTGATAAAGTTTTATCTCTCAGGGATATTCGAGGTATGCGACCACAAGTTTTACACCTCAGCAATTTCAGGAATGTCAACACTCTTGAAGATATTCGAGATATGCGCCCAGAAGAAGTATATCTTTGTTACATTGGAATGATGTATTCTCTTGAACCTCTTCGGGAAATGCGACCAAAGATTTTGCATCTTACGTCATCTGAGACAGAAAGTCTTCATCATCTTCGAGAAATGTACCCGCAAAAATTAATTCTTCAACAATTTCCTTGTATTATGACGTTAGAAAGCCTTCATGAAATACAAATTGAAAATTTGGTTCTCCAATATTTTCCATGTGTTAAATCTCTTGAACCTCTTCGAGGAAAGGTTTTTAAAAGTTTGTATATGAGTGGTTTTTCACGTATGGATATTTCTGGAAAATATTGGGGAAGTACTACAACAGTAAGTTTATAAACAGTGTAGTTTATAAAAAGTGCGAGAATATACAATCCCTTTGAGGATTGTATTAAATGATTAATTAAAGTAATTCTTTGATAATATAAATGAGTTGTCTAGACTTCCTTCAAACTTATAAATCTCCTTCGGGAAATCCTACAAGTATGATTTCTCTCATTATCCCTCCTGATACAAATATCGAAAAACTTCGAGGACGTTTAAATCACGAAGTTGCAACATCTACAAACATTAAAGATAAATCAAATCGACTTTCTGTTGGAGTTGCTTTGAATAAAATTACTGAACATCTTAAATCGGTTAAGAATTTACCTGATACAGGAATCGCGATTTATTCTGAACAGTATCTTTGACCTTCAAGTTATTGTTCCTCCAAATCCAATTCGGCAATTTATTTATCGGTGTGGAAAGAATTTTATCATCGATCCATTAATTGAGACTTATCAAGCTCCAATTTGTTCAATTGGAGTTGTCGTTACGAATGGCGAAGATACTGAATTGTATCTTCTTGACCAGCAAAAAAGGTTTTACTTTTTAGAGAAACTACACGGAAATCTTCCAACAGGTCATAAAAAAGGAGGACAGTCTGCGCCTCGATTTCAACGAATGTATCTTTCAGCTCTTGACGCGTATAATAAAAAAATCGTATCTGCTGGATTAAAACATTTTCGGACGAGTGGAGCTTCTTTTATCAAAAAGTTAATAATCACCGGAAATGGTATTCGGAAAAAGCATTTAACTGATGAATTTGAACAGGTGTTTCCAAATATCCGTGTATTTTCCCACTCTTCAATTCAAGAATTAACAGAGAATCTTCGCGACTGTGAAATGTTATTTGGAGAAGAGAATAAAATGTATCTTCACATCCTCGAACTTTTAGAGACTTCTTCAGAATTGTTATTATTTGGAAATGAAGTTCTTCAAAATCATCACGAACTTAAAACAATCATTTCAACAAAAGAACTTGAAGGTATTCCAAAAGCAATTATTTTCAATGAAAGTACTCCTGAGTATAAATGGCTTCAATCATTTGGAGGAATAATCGGAGTAAAATATTTCTAAAGTGGAGTTTAACAACTCCCTGGAGTTATTACAATGTAAATATACATTTTCTTCCGGAAATAAAAAATTTGATTTTTTCGATTGGGAAGGAGGGAAAATTACCCTCCCCTCTCTTTCATTCCTTTACTCTCTCTTTCATTCCTTTACTCTCTCTTTCATTCCTTTACTCTCTCTTTCCTCTTTTCAAAATGTCTACTCTTCTGACCATCGACGATATTGACTATACAGGCTCTCTTCTTAAACAGATGCAAGAAAATGGCGGTCTTGAGAACGTGATTTTGGAGGAATCACAGCCTCTTCATGTTTTGAAGGCACTTGTTGGATCGCGAACTCGTGTTCTCAGTATCGATGGCATTACTAACATGAATCATCTTGTATCTTTGGAGACTTCTCAGTTGAAAAGTCTTACAATTCGTTATTGTGGAAATGTAAAAACATTTGAACCGCTTCAACGCATGCAACTTCCAGAACTAACTCATCTAAATCTTCATGGTTTTGAAGGTTCTTCTCTTAAGTCTATCGCGGGGCTACGTCTGTTGAGTTTGACTCTTACAAAGTTTCCAAACATTGATTCTCTCGATTTTCTCAAGGAAATGAACTTGACTGAACTAACTCTCATCAACTTTCCGCAAGTTTCTTCTCTTGAACCTCTTCGGTGCTTGACTCGTCTGATCAAACTTGACCTTCAGCAATTTCCGCTAGTTTCATCTTTCAGTCCTCTCCGAGCTCTACGTCCCACAAGTTTGTCTTTGTGTAAGTTTCCGGAAGTTGAGTCTCTTGAGGCACTGAGTGAAATGAGTCCGACAATTCTGATTCTCAAGAACATCACAGAAGTTTCTTCACTTGAACATATCAGGCGCATGCGTCCTACAACACTAGTGATTGAATATTTGTCAGAAGTTGAATCCCTTGATGCACTCAGTGAAATGAGCCCAACGACACTGATTCTACATTTTTTCTCACATGTGTCTTCTCTTGATCCTCTCCAGAATATGCTTCCGGAAACCTTGCATCTCTCAAGTTTCCCAGACGTCACATCTCTTGGACCTCTGAGTAATATGAGTCCGACAACAGTGGAAATTCACAATTTCCCAAAGTTGAATCTTACTGACCTTTTCAAGACATTTGTTTCAAGGGGTTAAGTAAGTCAAAGAATAATTAAATCCTCGTGAGGATTTAAAAAACACCGTTTACTGTTCCACCGTTCCACTGTTCCACTACACTAAAATAGCACCATAATAAAGTTCGTCATCTTCTCTCCATACTAATACCTTATTTTTGCTATTTCCATGAATAGTAATGTCTTTTGGACTTTCAAAAAGGTAATAACTGTAATTGCTATCAATATCTTCAACTACAGAACGGGTGTTGTACCCTTGTTCATTCCATGTACGTGAAATATTGACTGCTGACTCAAAGGTTTCGGCTTTTTGTATCAAAACTATTTGTCCTTTTAGAGAAAGATAAAAGATGTTTTCATCTTTTGTTGGAAGTGTAAGCAAATTATATTCGACTGATTTCTCGGTTATCCAATTACGTAAAGCTTCATCTGTCATTAAAATTACCGCATTATTATCTGGTGTAAAATCATTCTTATCTAAGTAGTAGTCTTGAATGAGTTCATATGTGCGATATTCTGCTAACTTCTTTGAATTTCGTCTCATTAGTAGCTCAATTGAAAACCCTAACCTTTGTGCCATTTCAAGATTATGAACAATTAGACGACCACCTGTTAAATATGGACCTTTCAAATCAAATTTACGAGTAATCTTTGGATATTCGTAATCCTTCTTAACAATTGTTTTCTCCCGTAGAAAGTTATTAATATTGTTTGGATTCATACCATTTTCAGTAGCGTATTGACTATACATGTAATAAGCATATTCTTGGAGATAACGAGCAATTCGTTGATTATGATTGTAAATGCTAAGCGTACTTGAACGAATTACTTTATAAGGTAAATAATACGTGTATCCATTTTTACGTACAGTATACCTGTCAGGGGTTATAGACACAACCTCTAATCCTTCACGTTTAATAAAATCTTTTATAGCTTCAACAGTATTGTTAAAATATGCACTCTTTTCTGGTACAGTAAAGGTTGGTAATGGATCAGTTAAGACATGAACAGTAGAATTGCCACTTTTAACAGCTAGTGTACGTGTTTTTCCCATAGCATCAATACCTTGGGAAATTATTCCACGAAACATATCTTTCATATTTGTTTCTTTAATTTTAGCAGTTCCTGAGTACCACTCGATAGTATTTTTATAAACTCTTTCAAGTTCATCTGCAAAATCATCTGTAAAAACTGCGGTTTTTACATTATTGTCAACTTTAATGATTACTTCGCATTGAGGATATTGAGCAACATCTGATTCAGCACCAGTATGCTCTAAAATTAATATAACTGGACGTTTCTCACGAGAAAACCGTAAAAACGCATGTTTATGAAGAGGATACACAACAGCACCATGATTTGTAGATGTTCGTGTAAATAAGTAAATATAACATTTGAAATACTCTTCAAGTGCTCGATAATAAATACTCGGATTTATGTATTGTTCTCCATTCATAAATTCATCTCGAAGTTGTTCAACTGTCATGTTGTAAGCATTTTGCCGACATGCTGTAAACATTGACAATGTTATTTTACTTTTATCTATTTGTTTTCCCATAGCTATACTTACAGCGTCAATAAAAGATGTCGGAGATAATGGAGAGCCTGTGCGATAAAATTCAGATGTACCTTTCATTAGATTTTGTAAAAGAGTATCAAGGTTTAGTGGGATAGTACCTAATTCTCCTTTACTTAAGAATTTTGGTGTAGTAAGAATATGAGTAAATGTATCTTGTGTATCTTTAATTCCATACTCCAAGTAGTAGTTTTTGTAATTTTTCTTACCTGTTTGATCAATGGGATAGCAACATGGCAAATAAGGAAATTGTCCTGAGTTTACCATGTTATTAACTCGAAGTCCTGGATATTTTCCAGGAGGACAAACATACCAATGCTGAGGACCTTCATCTGCGGTTTTGGGGAAAAGCATAGCTTGAGTATGTTGAGGAGTTGGATTTTCAATAATATACCCTGAAGAAGGATTTTTTATTAATGCATCGCCAATAGTGGGAGGACGTTGACAGGCTCGAGCATATCCAGGTATAAATATCTCAGGGATGATATCTTGAAGACGACTACCACGTTGTGTGTATTGACGAATCTTTTTATCTTCCAATTCGACAAAATCAGGAATAAACTTAGTATATACACTTGCTATACTATCTTTGTTATCAAGATATATTTTGAAAATACGCCCAATAAAAGATACAATCTGTTCTGCCATTGCTTTATTTTTTACACGGTTAATATGCACACGGATATATCGAGAGTCCATCGGATATAAACGAGGATTCTTACGGTATTCTTTAAGTTCTACTTGACTTTCAGTAAAAGAAATTGTTACTTTTCCTTCAGCTCCAACAGGATGATAAAAGAAAGAAATTCCACTTCGAATACGTCCAATTTTCGCAGATTCATCAATATAACAAAGAGTGCTCACTAATGGATCATTCACAATAACATCTGCCATAATATACTTATTAAATCTTTGTTTCGGAATATTCACAGTTGAATTGATACTATGTTCTCGGATCTCAACTACACTACTTCTTTCAATACCAAGAGAAGAAAACACACGTTCAATTAATGACTCTAGATTATTTTTCGCACCAACAACCGTTTCAATATCCATGATGGCTTCTCCCTTTTTCTCTGAAAGAGCAATAACTCCTGCAGAATATGCCTTTTCATTAAACTTAAATGGTGGAAATTTAGTGTTTAAAACGTAAAAACTGACCATATCAGAGCGACCAAACTCCCAATTCTCTCCGATATTTTTAAAATCTTTATAAATCTTATGCCTATCTCCACCGTTATTCACATAAGGTAAATCAGCTGATACATGTAACCTATCAAAAATTTCAATCAAATCTACATCAAGACGAAAGACAACTTCAAAAGTAATTTTTTGAACATCTAATTCTCCCATTTCAACAGGTATTATATTACTTGAAAACTCCTGTAGCCTTTTTTCGATAAGTTGTTGATCTCTCAAGAAGGATTGAATTGTATCTGTTTGATCATGTTCTTTATAATTGAGAATTTTTTCTACATTAATATTTGGAAAGGCATTTTCAATTGTCATAGTTAAAATATCAATCGATTCTTTATAATTGGGAAAATATTGAAACCATGTATAAAGAAGAACTTCTAAGTCTACTTTGTAAGAATCTTTAATATTTTCGTAAAAAGAAGGAAAATCGCCTTCTTTGACATCTTCTTTTATTAGATCTATTAAATTGTGTGCTAAAATATTTGTATCAGGTAAAAGATCGAGAAGATCTTCGGGTTCTGTACTGACAAAATTAGGGTGTGTTTTAAGCATCCAAGCTACACGATTTTTACGAGCTTCCTGAGTATCTATTCCATAGATTGGAAAAGGCTTACCATTTAGAAAAACCATTTATATTTAAGAGTATTTTTTTATTAGCTACAGAAATAAATGAGAAAGGTAATTTTAAATGTTCTCTTTTTAATCGTATTACTTGGGTTAATAGGAACCGTTGTAACTAAGGATCGACCACATCATCCGATAAGTATATCTAACGGATTAACATTCGAAATCCCCCGTAAATATAACGATAGGTTTTATCTAACAGGACTTTATCCTCATAAAAAACATAATCTAAAAGACTTTTTAACCAATTCGGTTGCGCATAAAAATATAGAGAGCACTCAAGTACTTTTTGATGGAGAATTAATATCCGACTCAAGTATCATGTACACTACTACATCATCCGCTCAGCCTGATAAAATAACAGTTCATTTACGGGGTAATTTAGACCCTAAAAAGATAAGAGGATATTTAAGAAGAAAGTAAATTGCATGTAATAATTACATGCGTGAATATCACGCGTATGTAAAATACTAACAAATATTTGTTAGTATGAGTTAGTGATACGAGTGTACGAGTGTACGAGTGTACGAGTGTACGAGTGTACGAGTGTACGAGCGAGTACACAGAGTCATAAAAGTGAAAACCTGCCTTTAATTTTTCTTTTTTATTTAAATCCCCTTACCTACCCCTAATCCCCTTACTCTCATCATGTCGTCATCCTCGTCCCGATCCTCCTCGTCGTCTCAATCCTTTCCCGAAATTCAAGTAAAGGAAAATCTTCGTGAACATGTCCTTGCACGTCCGGACACATATCTTGGAAACTTTGTATGTGATGACTACAAAGTTTCTATCGTCAAAGGAGGTAAAATCGTGCCTGAAGTCGTCAATTACAATCCTGCATTTGAACGGTGCGTGATTGAAGTTGGAAGTAACTGTATTGACAATGTATGGCGTTCGAACCAATTTGGTGTAAGGTGTACAAGCATTCGTTTTGAATACACTGATGAGGGTGTATTGAGTTTTTGGAACGATGGTCTTACTATTCCAGTGAAACAAAGTCAGATCGAAAGTGTGCGTGGCATGTATAACCCAAGTATCGTATTTGGTGTCTACATGTCTTCGACCAATTATGATGACAATGAGAAGCGTCGCAGTAGTGGTCGTAATGGTTATGGGTCAAAAATTTGTAATACTCTTTCAAAGTCTTTTACAGTTGAGACACAAGACGAAAAGGCTGGTCTCTTTTTCTCGCAAACATGGTCGGATAACATGGCAAAATGTGGAAATGCATCTGTAACCAAGAAGAAGGGTACTGGATACACAAAGGTTACATGGCTTCCTGACTACAATCGCTTTAAGATGCCTGGTCTGACAGAACCTGTGATCGGATTGCTGAAAAAGTACCTTTATGACATTGCAATGTTGACGAAAATTCCAGTGTATTGTAACGGTGTACTTATTCCTGTCAAGAGTTTAGTCGATTATGCGCAATCTTTCTTACTTGCTCCAACTGAAGAAGTTTTGCATCTTCGAACAGAAAACTCTGAAGTTGTTGTCGTTCCACACCGTCCTCCATTCACTGTTGCTTTTACCAACGGTATTCCAAATCCTGATGGAGGTGTACACATCGATGTCTGGTCTCGTGCTATTTTTTCACCTTTGACAGCGAAGCTGAATCCGGCAGATGGTCCGAAGCTAACGATGGCAGAAGTACGAGCGTACTTTGCTGTGTTTGTGTCGTGTTCTCTTGATAATCCAAGCTTTACAAGTCAGGAAAAGTCAAAGCTTACCGCTCCGAAACCTGAAACCAACTTCAATCCAGTTCAACTCAATAAGATGATGAAGTGGGGTGTCATCAATAAGATTAAGGAACTACTTGAAAGCAAACAATTGCGCGCACAAAAGAAAAAGTTGGAAGGAGCTCGCACAGCGCATCCCAATGTAAAGAAACTTGAGGATGCTAACTTGGCTGGTACGTCTGAAGGAAGCAAATGCGTTCTTATCTATTGTGAAGGAGATTCAGCAAAGACGTTCGCAGTTGCTGGTATCGAACGAGGTATTGGCGAAGGAGATACCTTAAAGCAAGGACGAGACTTTTTTGGTATTCTACCATGTGGTGGTAAGATTCTAAACGTTCGAAATGCTGATGCTGAAAAGATCGGGGATAACGAAGGTATTCAAATGTTGATCCAATCTCTCGGTCTCGAAATTGGAATGGATTACACAATTGACAGTAATTACTATCGACTTCGGTACGGGAGTCTGATGATTGTTACAGATGCCGACGATGATGGTATTCATATCGAAGGATTGTGTCATAATTTTTTCCACACACTGTTTCCATCATTGACAAAGCGTTCTCCTCCGTTTATCACATCGATGAAAACACCTCTTGTTCGTGTCACGCTTAAGTCTGGAGAAGAAAAGGCTTTCTATCGTCAACAAGCTTTTAAGGATTTCCAGCAAGCACATGGAAACCTTCTCAAAGGTAAACCTCGTCATTTTAAGGGTCTCGGCACGAACAAGGACTCTGATGTAATTGACTGCTTCGGACGACGCATTATTCACTACGTAGATGATGACAAAGTTGATGAAAACATGGTAAAAGCATTCGGAAAGAAAGAGACTGCTGCACGAAAGGAGTGGATTACATCTTACGATCCCGAAGGTATCATGGTACTTGAAGATGAAAATGCCATCAATGTTCAGAGTACTTGTTCTGATTTCGTTGACACTGAGCTAGTTATTTTCTCGATTGCGAATTGTGCTCGTTCATTGCCTCATATGGTTGACGGTCTTAAAGAATCTCAGCGTAAAATTCTTTACACTCTATTGAAGCAAAAGCTTACATTTGACAAGCCAAGTCAAACTGTATATCGATTGAGTGGTGAAGTTGGTAGCATGTCTGAATACGTTCATGGTGACCAATGTCTCGCAGACACAATTACGGGAATGGCATGGGATTTTGTTGGAAGTAACAACATTCCGCTTTTGGTGTCAGACGGACAGTTTGGTTCCCGACTTGTAATGGGAAAAGATGCCGCAAGCGCTCGTTACATCCGTACTCACCAGCAGGAAATCATTCCTTATATTTTTCGTCAAGAAGATCTCCCCATCTTGGATTACATTCAAGGAGAAGATATGCTCATTGAACCAACCTACTATGTACCTGTAGTTCCTCTGATGCTTATTAACGGTATTCGAGGAGGTATTGGCACCGGGTTTTCTTCACGTGTTCCAGCGCATAACCCTTTGGATATTCTTGCATGCCTTCGTGTTTGGATTCGAGACAATCTAGAAAGTCTTGACACGACTGGTAACATTGTTCTTTCCGACCTGCCTGAAATTTCTCCTTGGTATCAAGGGTTTACTGGAAAAATCCAAAAAGAAAAAGGAAAGTATATCAGTACCGGTGTGATTGTTAAGCCGAATGATACAACGACAGAGATTCTTGAGTTACCTATCGGAATGGCAACAGATAAATTTCGCGCCAAGTTGGTAAGCCTTCGCGAGTCAGGTAAAATTATTGACTTCAAAGATTACTGTAGTAAAACTCGTGTACACTTTGTTGTTTCAGAATACTCTGAAGGATTTACATGTACCATTAAGAACCTTGGATTGACATCTTTCTTGCCTACTACTAACATGGTAGCTTTCAATTCAGATGGAAAGATTCATCGTTACACAAGTGTTGATGAAATCATTTACGAGTTTGCACAAACTCGTCTAAAATGGTACAGTAAACGAAAGAATCACATCATTGCCGACTTGAGGAAAAAGCTAGTCTCCTCAACAGCAAAGCGTCGTTTTGTGGAAGAAATCATTAGTGATAAAATCAAGGTGTATCGAAAGAAACGCAGCGAAATCATTGCAATGTTGGAAGAAGGAAAGTATCCGTATCAGGATGATACATATGAATATCTCTTGAAAATGCCTATTGATAGTTTTACTGAAGATATGATTACTAAACTCGATGGTGTAATTGATCGACTTAACGCAGAGTTGAAGTTAACAGAAGATACAACTACACGACAGATGTGGTCAAAGGAGCTTGACGAGTTTGAGGAAGCATACAAGCGCTATCAGGAACGATGGGCTATCAATGAAGAGTTACTCAATTGCGGTAAAGATCGCAAGAATCGAGGTACTGGGAAAGTTGGAGCTGGGAGATCTAAAAAGATTGCTAAGACTGCGCGCAAACCTGTAAAGAAGTAGGAGAGATAGAAAAGGTAGCACGAACGATGAATAAAAGTAATACTCCTAGGAGTATTACTTAAATATAAGAAAGATAAAGAAATGGATTCTACTACTAAGAAGATTAAATTAACACGTAAAACAGTCGCGAAGACGACTGTCAGAAGGGATGAAGATACTACCTCAACTGCAAAGAAACGAACATATGATGAATATCTCCAGGATCATGTCAACGATTCTCCACGCACCCTTATTAAAGTTTTGTATAAGAGTAGAGAATGTAGTTATATTAGTTAACCATAAACAACCTTGATTAAAAGGGGTTATATTAAATCCCTAGGGATTTAATATGTATTCTTTTTTTTTTTTGAAAGTCATCGATCAGTACGGGCGCATCTCATCACGTGAGATAGTAGTGTACTTGTACGGAAACTCGAAAAAGGGATGACCAATCTGAGTTGCCGCAAAAGGAACAGCGCGAGTCTTTGCGAAAGACCGGTAAAAGGTGCTCGGATGCATGCTGTAAGTTGCCTTAACAGACTTTTCGATCTTTGCAATCTCCGTTACCTTGCTTGGCGAAACTTGAATCTTCGACTGAACACCCGACAGCACTCCTTGGCTAAGCATGCGGAAAGTGTACAAGATAGACATTTTGAGAGAGGAGAAAAAGAGAAAAAGAGAGGAGAAAAAAGAGAGAGTAGAAAAAGAGAGGAGAAAAAAGAGAGGAGAAAAAAGAGAGAAAGTGAAGGAGAAAGTGAAGAAGAAAGTAGGTGATTTTCCCTCCTTTTATTTTTTAAAAACTCAATTTTTCGTTTTCAAAGAACCATATACCTGGAATACCTGTCATTTCTTCTACAGCGTACACGATATTTTCTACAACATCTTTTTTCCCGTACTGTTCAAACATTTTATTAATATTCTTGTTTACGTGGTATACAATAAATTCAGCATAACATTCACGGTATTCTAACTGATATGAACCCGCAATTTCTTCTTCAGAAGCTTCTTGAAGAGCTAAGTTAATATGGTAACATAAAGAAGCTTGAAGTTGCTTTTTAAAGGGGATCTTGACTGAATATTTTTCATCAAATCCTTGGAGAGTATTTATTAACCTATTGACATAACCAGAACTGCAGAGCCCGTTCATTTCTGTAAATTCTTCTTCAAGTCGAGAAACTAGTTCTTTTGCATTCGGAGAAAGATCAATATATCGGCACAAGGCAATGAAAAGTTTCATAATTGTAAATCCTCCTTTAAAAGATGTGTTGTCAATCTTAGCTCGAGTTAAAATATCATCAAGATGTTTAATCGGTCCAAATTTCTTAAGTGATTCAAGAGCAAAATCTAATTCTGATTTCTCTTCAAAATATTCTCCTTCTTTTGGTTCGAGATCAAACTTATTTTCTTTATACCACGATAGAAGTTCTATTGACGCGTTTAATGTTTCTTCAACAATATCTTCGTCGTGTGCATTTTGCTCATTGCTATATAAATTAACCGCTTTTCCTTTTGTTTCTCCGTACATCATTTTACGATGAATATCCTTGACTTCGATGTTCTTTGGAAAATGTCGTATAAGAACGTCTAAGAGGTTACATTGTTGATCGTAATCTTTTGTTTTCTTAATCCATTTCAAAAAATGTGTTGTGATATCATCATAAGGAGTAGATTGAATTAATTGTACATCATTTAACATTTGCAAGATAAAGAATCTTTCTGGGTGACGATTGAAAAAGAAATGTTCACAGATATAGCGCAAAGCATGTTCATTGTTATAGTGAATGTAGAGACCTTTAAGAACAATATTGTTACATTTCTCTATTGGTTCAAATAGAGCATCACAGATATAAGGGATGTCATTCTTTTTTGCTCGGTAAAATACATGAATTTTCCGATAAAGCCATTCAGCTAAAACAAGCTTCATTTCCGAAGGTGCATCCACATCACGTATAAATGCTATTACATTTTCAAGATCCTTTTTGAATGTGAGAGTGTTTATAAATTTACACCGTTCTAAAATGTCGTAAAAAATATCGTTATAGTCTTTACTCGGAACCTCGTTACTCGGAACCTCGTTACTCGGAACCTCGTTTACCTCCCCTGCTTCCTTCCAGACTGACTCGTCCTTCTTTTCTTCTATTTCTAACCCTCCAATGTGATAATATGAATTGGTGCTAAAGTAATTCTTTGTCTCTTGGTAATAGCTATCAGTTGATGAAAGTGGAAGGGGTTTAGGAGGAGTTGAGGGTTTAGGAGGAGTTGAGGGTTTAGGAGGAGTTGATGAAAGTGGCAAAGGTACAATTGCTTTTTCAACAGGATAATATACATTTTCTTTACAAGGAGGTGTAGGAGGAGTGGATTCGATAGGAGTGGATTCGATAGGAGTGGATTCGATAGGAGTGGATTCGATAGGAGTGGATTCGATAGGAGGAGGCGTAGAAGAAAGACGAGGAGGAGTAACTTCATCCTCATTGTAAAGTTTATCAAGTCTATATTTACTGTTTTTTAAACCCATTTCTGTAATACTTATCTACTTTTAAGTGACATCGCAAGTTTAATATGATTGAATCATACGAGTAAAAATGAATTATAAATATTGATTATTTAAGAGAAAATAATGACGCGCAACCACTCTCTCGGTAAAGCTAATGCTAGTACTAACATGGATCTGTTAGTTTCTGAAGAATCGATTCATGAATTTAAACATGATAATGCATTATTTTTCTATCAAGGTAAACATCTAACAATCATTGAACTTAATGATTGGGACGCTATTAAAACATATATTGGCGGAAATAAGTTAAATTTGACAATCAAATGCGCAGTCATCTCTCTTGCTATTTCATCTGGATACAATACATTTTACATCGATAAGGTTATTAGCGCTTCGAAGACGACTCAAGGTTCTACTCAAGAACCTATTCAGTCAGCTGAAGTAAAGAAAGACATAATCGACAAATATAGAAAAATTTCTTCTGGAACACATGGCGTGGTTTACCATCTTACCTTTTTCAATGTTGTATTGAAATATTATACACATAACGATATTATGTTTATGGAGCTTTCTATTTATGAACTTATTCAATCTGCTTATGAAAATCCTGAAGAAATGGGGCTTCCTATTCTTCTTGGTCATGGTAGCAATTATATTTTAATTCCTTATTACCCAAGGACTTTGAAACATCGAGAGAAAGATGAGATTTATAATAATCTTGGCAAAAGTATTTATAATCTACATGTTTTAGGTGTTGTACATCGTGACATCAAGTTTTCAAATGTAATGGTAAAGGATGAAACAGTTCCTATTCTTCTCGATTTTGGTCTTTCGACATGGAAGGTAGCAACATCTCATCGTCCTCCTGGTACTTCCATTCAAACAATGTGGTTTCGCGCACCTGAAGTCGCAAATGATAGGAAACGAAAATTTCCTACAGATTATCCAAGCGATTGGTGGTCATACGGAATTATTTTAGTATCAAAGGAAACAATGCTAATTACTTCAATGACAAATAAAGAATTGCTTCACGATTTGAATATGTTGTTTTCAAATGGTAAAGAAATCCCTCAACTTGAAAAGAAATACGAAAAGTGTCAAGGATTTCTCCATAAAAATCCAGATAAAAGGTTATCAGGTTCAGAATACTTTAACATTCCAAGTATTACAACAGAAATGATGTTACAATATATTCCTGTTGCTGATAAAATTTTTGATGTACTTCTCACTCCTAGTAGCTATTTACCTTTACATGCAAGTAGCTGGACTGAATATTTCACCGCGATTGATTTCTTATACTATCTTCCAGAAGAAGAGGCACTCGACTTAGCACATATTGTTATTGGAGGTAGTGTAGGTAAAGATAATTTCGACGCTTCTTATTATTTTTCTAAACTGGAAGGTAATATTTTAAGGTTAAATACCTTTAGTATTTTAGCTATGAAATATCCTCTTGAAAAGATTGTGTTTCATTGTTTTGTTCTCAGTCTAGAAGGAGTACATTTTTCTCATCAAGCACAGGCAAAATGGATTGAAAAGAATTTTCTTATCGACTCTGCTACTACTTCCTGTGAAGAGGTGGTAGTAGAAGAGGTAGAAGAAGTGGAAGATCTGGAGAGTTTAGAAATTAAAAAGCATTATTTTAACCTTGTGTCATTTGCAAAGACATTTGATGTGAAGAGATTAGGCTATGTAGAAGAAGATATCGAATAAGTATATAATTATCCCTAGGGATATTATATTAAGAAGCTTCACGAGGAAGTTGCTTGTATGCTAGGAGAATAGTATTCAAATCGACTGAAGACATTAACATCCTTTTACAACAGTACCTTTCAATTTTGAGAAGATCAAAAATTTCTGGAAACTCTTTCCCTTGACATAGAAAGTTTTCAATTCGCGTTTCAAACGCACCAATAACTTTTCCACATGTAAAGCAACGAACAGGAATAGGCATTTATTTTTTTATAAAAGTCCTCTTTTTTGTTTCAATTTTAGAAAAGGACTTAAAGAAAGTCTCGAAAGAGAGGTTAAACTCGTGGAATAGCTCGACACTGTGGACATGTATTTTTCACCGAAAACCATTGACGAAGACAATTACTATGATACATATGTCCGCAATGGAGAGATATAAGTCTATCTTCAGTCACAAAATCTTCTAAACAGATTGAACATTTTTCCTTACTCGGGTTCTCCTCGTTCGAGTTCTCTTCGTTCGAGTTCTCTTCGTTCGAGTTCTCCTCGTTCGAGTTCTCCTCGTTCGAGTTCTCCTCACGTAAGTTCGGTAGTAATGTTTCTGCTGGTACTTCTTCTAAACGAGATAAAATTTCTCTTGAAAGAGGAGTTGGACGAGATTGATGGTTAAGTAAGGTTCTGTTTACAAACTCATTGAATTCATCATCCCCTTCAGTTCTTTCCGCTCTTTCCGATAATATGGCACGTGCAATACTATCGCGCAATTCGAGAATACTTGGTAAACGACGAGTTTCTGGATTTAAAAATAACAATTGTACAGAACTTCTTGGACGAAGAGTTTGAGGAAGGGATGGTGCTAAACGCGGATCTCTTTGACGAGGAGTTTGAGGAAGTGGCGGAGTTAAACGAGGATTTTGAGGAATATTAAACAAGTTGTCAGACGGAGCTTCATCCCTTCTAATGATAGTGTATGAAGTAGCACTATCCCGAATAGCTGTTAACTTCACTTCAGGACGATGATTAAAGATAATGTTCGCAATTGTTACACTATTTCTCGAATTTGACATCTTTAAAGAGTTTATACTTTTTAAAGAATTTATTCTTTTAAGCTTGATTGAGCCTAGGATTATGCGAAAAACATTTTTGACATAATCCGAGATAACGTAAACCACCTTCAATAAATCGTCTCTCTGAAACCATTACTTCATTACAGTACATACATACACCGAAGTTAATAGAGTCAATAACTACAAATCCTTTAAGTGTCAATTTGCGACACAGTTCTCTAATAAGGGTATGAGTAGTATTTTGTAAGTCTAAATACGTTTCTGTAACGATAAGAATTTTTTGTGGAACTACATTTAGTTTTACACAAGCATACGCCCATTGTTCATTAAATTTAAATAAATCTAGTGAAAACTGAGGGCTATCTCCAATAATCCAATCAGGAAATAATCGTTGAGCATATTGTACGATTGCATTTGGTTCTTCAGGAATTTGAGCAATGAGATTAGCTACGTTTGAGGGATCTGAATGAGTAGACACAGTTCGTCGAGGAAACATTTATATATTAAATGGTTTGTTTAACTCATATTCACGACCACCATGAAAACCAACCTTTAGTCACAACTTCAGGTACAGTCGTAGTCACAGGAACAACTTCAGGTACAGTCGTAGTCACAGGAACAACTTCAGGTACAGTCGTAGTCACATCGTCATTCAAAGGAGTCTCTGTAGAAGGGAGCGGAATTTCGAATAAAATCGAAGGAATAGAAATGTTCTTCACCTCTACTTCAGACTCTTGCGAGTGCTGAGACTCTTGCGAGTGCTGAGACTCTTGCGAGTGCTGAGACTCAAGAAATTTAAGCTGTTTAGCTAAATCTTCTACTGTCTCATTTAATTGACGGTTAATCTTTTCGAGTCGTAAATTTTCCTTAAAAAGAGTAGAACTCTTATCCTGAGATAATAAGAGCTTCTTTTTTAATTCTGTATTCTCGGCAATTTGTTGCCGAAGACTGGACCGAAAATGGCTTAATTTCTTTGATTCTTCTGACATTTATTAGTACAGTCAATATCTTTTCTTATTCATTTTTAAACTCGTAATTCGTCAACCCCTCTTAATTTTTCCATTTTCATCTGAGTAAAAAACACGAATTTTTTTCTTATCGATGAAGTTTTGACAATTACAGCACGGCTTTGAGTGTTTAAGTCGTCCGTCTCCTATACGAATAACCAAAAGAGTAAGGTTATTCCTAAGTCTTGGTGGCACAGAATAATATGCTGAAATTTCAGCATGGAAAGAACATCCTGTAATACCGTTATAGTTTAGAGCAACGTTCTAAATATAGCTCCATGTTAGCGTGAGTAGCCCAGTTGTTGTAACCCTTTCCAATGACACGACCACGCTTGTTCAGAACCACACATCCATGTTGATGCTTTTGAGGAGAATTCTTAGCCAAACGCATTGCCAGATTGATATGACTGTTAAACTTGTTGGTACGCATGGTTGAAACAGGTGGATTGAGGTAAAAGATGAGTATGTGAAGCAATTAAAAAATTTACAATAAAATTTATCTGTAATTCAATTTTTGGAAGACCGGAAGGCTGGAAGATCGCTTTAAAGAATCTCAAAATTGAATTTATCTTTAAGCGAATAGAATTATAAAAAATTGACATGGACGCTACTACTTTTAACACTCTCTCTTCTGACCTTTCCTCTTCTGACCTTTCCTCTTCTGACCCTTCCTCTTCTGACCCTTCCTCTTCTGATCTCTCTTCGTCTGTTCCTTCTACTGTAGCTCTTGTCGAGCAATCTTCAACTCCGTCGAACACTCCTATGACTACTCCGGCTACTCCTAATGAACCAGTAACACCTGATCTCGATCTAAGTGATACTGAGGCTCATGTTGAGTTTTCATCCCAGTCTCAGCCCCATCCCGATCCTATCGTTTCGTGTACTTACGATATGAGTGCATCGTATCAACGTCTACAAGATCTTGCTCAAACTCCTGTGATTACTTTGAGTCAAGTTAAGAGTTTACCTAAGGTTGATTTGACCGATGAACTCGACGATCTTCAGATGTACTGTTACTCTCGTACATGTGACGTAGGTAATGCTGATAGCATTACCCAAGACACTCGAGGTGTAGTTTTTGATGGTGATAAGCTTGTATCTCGAGCTTTTGGTTATACTCCTATGTACTCCACAAGTCCTGAGTATTCACCTGTTCCTGACGACATTAAGCAATTCATTTCTGAAAATTTGAACGAATGCAAGGTGTACCCTTCTTACGAAGGAGCGTTAATCCGAGCGTTCAATCATAACCAAAAGTGGTATCTCACGACTCATCGTAAGCTTGATGCTTTTAAGAGTTATTGGGGTAGTCGCAAGTCTTTTGGTCAGATGTTCCTAGATGGTCTAGAGTCGTTTCGTTTGACCTGCCCAGAATTTGCTTACTCTGGTGAAATTGAATCTTTTTACCAGATGCTAAACCCTTCGCGTCAATATGTCTTTCTTGTAATGAACACGATGGAAAACCGTATTGTTTGTATGCCTCCATCACAACCTTGTACGTTTCATGTAGCCACATTTGACAATGGTGTTCAAGTTGATGAACCAATCCCGGGATTCCCAACTCAACATCCTATTTCAGGTCTGGAGAGTTATGATCAAATTATTGATCTAGTAAATAACTCGAGTCCTTTCCAATGTCAAGGAGTTGTTGTTTTCATGCCGAACGGTAAGCAGGTAAAGATTTGCTCCTTTTCGTATATGTCGCTTTTTGCTTTGCGTGGAAATGAAGCAAGTGTGATGTTTCGTTATCTTCAAATTCGAAAGTTTCATGGAGATGAATTTCATATTCTCTATCCTGAACACTCTCATAACTTTTCCATGTATGAAAGTGCTTTGCAACAGGTAGCAACTGATATTCTTCAAGCTTACCGCAAGAGGTTTATCAATCGAGAACAAGTTGTTCTACCTCAAGAAGAATTTAGGGTAATGTCAGAGTTACATACATGGTATAAGTCTCAACGCTCTACTGGAAATAAGTTGAAGGTAGGATTTTCTGATGTACAACGAGTACTAAATGCGAGTTCACCAACAGCTCTGAATAAGATGATTCGCCGAGTTCTTAAGATTGCCAAGACTCATGTACCTCAAGTTGGCACTGAGGTTGAATAACGAAGTTGAAGGGTAAAGAATAAAAGAATAATAACCCTTGGGTTATTATTCAATAAACTTTAACAAGTTATTAAAACTGATTTAAAGTGGAAATTGATTGTTGTAATCAAACCCAAATGTCCACTCCTTCCTCGCCTTCTTTTAAGGCTTCCCAGCCTATTCAGCCTTCTTTTTACACTAAAATTTCCAAGCTCGTTGATTTCAAAGGTCATGAAATTTTTGTTCTTGGATATGTTTCTGCAATTCGATCAGGTAAGAAGCTAACATTTCTTGAAGTTCGGTATGGAGAACATCAAGTTCAAGTTGTTGCAGAGAGTTCAACACTTCCGAAGTTGACTGTCTCTTCATACATCGAAGTGAAGGGAATTGTCACTCTACTTCCTGAAGATAAGCGTAGTACGCTTCCAGTCGAAATTGGAAAAGCTGAGATTCGAGTATTGAGTCTTGCAGATGAAAGTACTCCAAGCAAGTGTCCTCCAGATGCTTCAGTTGAAGTTCAACTTCTTCAACGTCATTATTACTTTCGCGATGTTGATTTTGCAAGGAAGCTTCGACTTACCGATCGACTCCTTCAAGCATTCCGTTCTCATTTCCAAGAAATTGGCGCAATGGAAATTCTTGTTCCGCTCCTTACAGGAGTCCAGTGTGAAGGAGGTGCAACATTGTTTAAACTTGAACATCCCGGAAAGTCATCTCTCACTCCAATGACTGCATTTTTGACGCAGTCATCACAGTTTGCTCTTGAAATGACTCTTCCAGGTGTGGGTGATACTTATTGTATTGCCTCTTCATTCCGTGCTGAACATTCTCATACTCGTCGCCATTTGACTGAATTCACTCATGTTGAATGTGAATGGGGAGGTATTCTGAGGTTTGAGTATCATCTCGACAAGCTACGTCATTTGATGCAAAGTGTTGTTTCAAAGTTCCTTGTCTTGGCTGAAAAGGAATTGAAGGAGTGTGGAAAGTTTGAAAGGGTTTCTGAACTTTATGAAATGACCAAGGATATCCTTGTGTTGGAACACAAGGATGCAATTGTAGAACTTCATCGTCTTGGTATTACTCGAGATGACGGGACACCTTTTGAAGAACGTGATGATATTCCTGAAAAGCAGGAACGAGAACTGATTGATAAGATTGGAAAGATTGTCTTTCTGACTAAGTTTCCTCGTGAATTCAAGTCATTCTACATGGCTCTTGATCCTAAAGATCCGACTCGTGTTCTTGGCTGTGATGTTGAAGTTCCAGGTGTTGGTGAAATCATTGGAAGTGGTGTTCGTGAATCTGATGTAAAGATGCTTGAGGAACGTCTTCTTGAACAGAAGCTTAAGCCTGAAGATTATTCTGAATACTTGGATTTGCGCGCAAGCGGATTTGGAATGACAAGTGGAATGGGTCTTGGTTTGGGTCGAATGTTGTGCTGGCTTCTTGATATGAAGAGTATTCGTCTTGTAACCGCGTTTCCTCGTTTCCCTGGCTATCTCCGTCCGTAAAGAATAAAGGGGTTTAACTCCTAATAAGAATAAAAACCTTCGGGTTTTTATTAACGTTTTTACAGTATCGTATACTAAAAACCTGACTTCATAATAGAAATGAAATCAATCGTGTTTATTTCTTCTCAGAATTCAATCGAGGTTCAAAGTCTTTCCAAAGTTTTGAATTCGATATACTCTGTACACTCTGTGTCGCTAGATACATGTACACAAAATACATTAAGCATAGACGAATTTGTCAACAATAGATGGGACTATATTATAGTTGTCAATGATTACAACTTATTTCTAAGTCTTCCTCTCCATTCAACTAAAATATTTATTTGGAAAACTCATACATTTCAACATCCAATTGTAGTAGGAGTTGATTTATCAAATGGTTATCTTCTTTCCAATCTAGTTCATGATGGAATTATTAAGTCGTCAGAATGTATCGACGGAGAAGGGATAATTTTAGATAGTACACAAAAATGGTTAACATTTTTAGATGTTCCTTCTCCTATCCCTTCAATCCCTTCTTCTATCCCTTCTGAAAAGATTACGATAGGATTAAGATGTAATTGGACCAAAGATTTAATAAGTAATTGGAAGAATTTAGTTCCGCCAAATTTCCCATTCACCTTAGTGAATGGCGATGGGAATTATACATTTATTTTTAACGGATGTGACAGAGAACCTGTCGATGGGGATATACTTACTACAATGGAACCTGAATGCAACAGATGGCATATTCCTGCTATATGGAGAAGTAAACCTCGTTCAATTCAAAGAAACATGATAGAATGGCATTTATCCTTACCATGGAAAGAGTTAGAAAAACCTGTTATTAATAAAACTAAGGAATTATCTGCTATTATTTCAGGTGAGAATAGATTAGAAGGACACCGAAAAAGATTGGCATTAATATCATATCTCGACGATAAGTATAACTATGATTTATACGGAAGATATCCTCATAAGCTCTCGAACTATAAAGGCAATCTTCATGTTAAAGATCCGGGAACGCTTCCGTATAAATATCATATTGCTATTGAAAACTGTAGCGAAAATGGATACTTTACAGAAAAGATAGTTGATGGAATTTTATCAGAATGTTTATGTTTTTACTGGGGTTGCCCTGATATCGATCAATATATTGATTCAAGAGCATATATACGTCTTCCATTAGATAATTTCCAAGAATGTTTACAGATAATATCTGAATCTATTAGAAATAATGAATGGGAAAAGCGATTGAAATTTATTCGTAATGAAAAATGGAGGATTATGAATGTCTGGAGTATATTTCCAACTATTCAAAGGTATATTGAAGAACAGAGATAATAGGAGAAAGAGTATTACGGAAGAGAATTATCTGGTTCTTTTGATTCAATTGTAGAATGTAAAGGATCTGGATCGAATAAATGAGGATATCCTTTTTTTACTTCAGCTAAGCGTGCAACAATTTGTTGAAGTAAAACATCTAAATCGCATGTAAACTTAGTATCATCAGAATATGTATCTTTAAGGTTAAATAGCCCGCTCTTAGCTTTTAACAAGTCTGTCACAATAATTTTACATTGAATGATGTCATTTTCCTTGACTGATGTGATATTATGAGTTAATATTTCAAACGCCCTTGAAATGATTTCCCGAATAAGTTTTAAGGTATTATTTCTATTATCAGGAGTAATCCATGAACGTTGCAAACGAGTAATCCAACCATCTTGTTGGAAAGTCATAGATCGACAATTAATTTTATTTCCCTTGGGAATATGCCCAAGGAATTTTAATCGACTTAAAATTTCAGGCGTTGATTCCATTACTATAGTTTGAAATTCTCCTTCCCTTTTAATTAATGAAAGAAGATATCGAGATGGTAAAAAATATCCATTGTACATTGATGATAATTGCATTAGCGATTAACTGTGAAGTGCTCTTGAAAATTGATATATTTAATAAGAATAAATTTTTAATTAAAATGTCCCTTAATCGTACATGGTATATGCAACTCAGTAAAGCTAACTTCATTAACTTAACTACTGTAATGAAGAACAAGTTTCCTGGAAATATCATCTATGAACTCGGAAACGCAAAGATGAGCATTCTTCCCAATGTTGGAGATATGGTTATTGTCTTAGGAAATAAACACAGGGTCACGAATGGGATTATTATTGATAGTTTTAATTCAGATACAGGACTACAGTATGTAGTAGCACTTGGTGAAATTAACCCCGTAGCAAATGGAATGTTTTTCCGGAAAAACTGGACTCTCAAAATTGAAAATTTTGGGAAATAATGGTGAGTTCTTTACTTTTATTCACCCTTTGCGCTCCCCACTCCCTCTTCTCATGAACATTCTTCCAAAAATTTATGTTGTTCACATCACCTCGGGATCAGAGGAATCTATAGATCCCTTGGAAAGTAAATCGGAGATGTATACCGTTGTTCGAGACAGTGATAAGAACACTCGAGTATACTCTAAAGGAGTTCGAATTCTAGAAGGCAAAATGAAGGAGCTAATGGACAGTTTTATGGAAACTGAGTTAGCCGGAAAACCCGCGAGAGACTGGAACGACCGGAAAAACTGCATTACGATTTGTCCTTGCACGGTTTTTCATTGTAAACAAACTGCGCGTATTCTCGAAAGTACTATTCGGGTAGATTGTCCTTTCTGTCAAGAAAAGGCTTGGCACTATTGGAGGTAGTGAAAGAAGCGAATACAGAATATTTATTTCCCTTGGGAAATAAAATTGATTAAATTCTAAGTTCTAAACTAAAAATTAGAACTTAATATGTCAAATCTTAGCGAACGCCTTCTGGCAGGTGTCCAGAACATGCTTACCAAGCGCCGTTGGAATTCTACCATTCCACCAATTTCGCCGTACCCTCAGTCTAAGCTTATCGAACTTGAGTCGAAGATCGGAAATGTTTACATGACTCAAGACACTGAAGAAAAAGTACTATTGTTCATTCCTTCAATTGTGGATGGAGTTCTTGAAAAGATAAAGAATGAACAAACACATTACCTTTACTTTTTGATGGAACATCACGATTGTTCGCACGCAATTGTCCCATATTCTTCACTGGCGCCACAAGCATCAGAGGTTTTAAAGAGTCACTCTTTTTATACCGTTGAGTTGTTTCCGTACAAGAGTTTACTTTTTGATGCTACAGTTCATAAATTTGTTCCACCTCATACATTGTTATCGGAACAAGAGGCAAAATTTGAGCTTGGTACTATCAAAATCAGTGAACTTCCTTTTATTTCAGTTGATGATGTAGTTGTTCGCTTTTTTTCTTGGAAAAAAGGTAGTGTTATTCGTATTCGACGAGATGAAGGCGTCGTATACAGGGTTGTTTCATAAGAATAAATTCCCGCGGGAATTTTATTAAAGCCACGTTTAGAAGTATAAATGAACGAATCTACAATTGGAAAGATTGTAAAAAACTTAATTTTAACACATACCGATAAAGATGGGATCTTTCATAATATTCTTGACCATTTTGAGATGGTAAAAATGATTGATTATGATGGAACTCAGGGTAGGGTGGGTATTTTACAACATAAACAAACAAAGTGCAATCTAGTTTTTAAAATACCTTTAGATCCAGGTTTTAGTGTGAGGCATGAATATTTAATTATGAAATCTATTTCGGGTTCAAGGAAGTTTATTCCAAACTTCCTTGAAGTTTACGGAATAATTCAAACATTTGTCTTACCAGATAGTGATTCTCCTTTTCATATTCAAAAAGGAGACTCTTCATTTCTCTGTGATGTTTTATTTACTGAATATATCGAAGGATCTATAACCTTTACTGAAAGAGCTTTTTCGTATAACTCTAAAATTATTTATTCTCTCATCAGACAGGTTCTTTTAGCAATCGAAATAGGAAAGAGAAAATATGGGTTAGTTCATTATGATCTTCATACAGATAACATTCTCATTAAGAAATGTCCCCGAGATTCATTGTTCTTATATAACATGGGAAACACAAAAACTATTCTTCCAACTTATGGTGTATACCCTGTGGTTATTGACTTTGGATTTTCATACTTGAAAGGGATCCCTTCTGGTACAAGGGTTAGCAGAAGTATCGGGAGCACTGAAAAGACCGTGCAGAAGTTTCCACTTTACTCAAATATGTCTCATACGGATGGTGGTTACCTCGCATGCTTATTTGATCCTTACTATGATGCTAGGGTATTTTTAATGAATATTTCGAAAGATCTCGCCGAATTAAATACTCAAAGGGAGAAGAGTTTTAGGGAGAAAGTTCTTGCATATTATAACCATCTTTCAATCGATACAGCACGAGGATGGGATATCCGAAAAGGACAGTATTCAGCAGCTGAAATGGTTATATTTACTATTCTTGAACTTGAAAAGGAAGAGAATATTTTTACGATTTTCAGTGATGATGGATACCAATGCGTAACTATTCTTCAATCTTTAATCGAGTTACCTTTAAAGAATAAAAAGAATGGAGATTTTCGTCCACACTACCGACTATTTATCCGAGAGTTTATGAAATTGGTAGAAAAGACTGTTCGCTCAAATCATAACAAGTTACTTCTTTTAGTTCAATTAGTTGAATCAGCTCGTAAAAGTCGTGATATTTATGATAACGATAAAGAAGAAGGTGTACGTTATTTTCGACGAAATTTCTTGCATTACATTGATAAATCTCTATCTTTTTACCAACCTTCTGACAATGTAGACTATAAAATTATCCTTGAGAATATGTATAACATGGCAGATTGTATGGAGACTATTTACTATCGAGTGATGAAAGATTTAATTAAGATGAAAAAAGAGCAGTACAAGAAACCAGTAGAAAATATGGAAATTTACAATATGGTTGATATCTATTACTCAACTGAATATAAATTGACCCCAACATCAACAGTATACGTTTGGGATATTGAAAAAGAGATGTCTCGGACAGTGACAAACTTTAGTGAAAAGTTTTGTCACGATTTTAACGAAACAAAGAATAGGAATAGGGCTGATTTAATGTGGAATTATAAAGGTGCGAGTGAACTCGAGGAGTGAAGGGATATAAAAATTAAATACCTAAAAAGGTATTTAATTATACTAATTCTAGTTATACTAATTCTAGTTATACTAATTCTACAGACGATGTAGACGATGTAGACTCTGCAGGTATTAAAGACGACTTTCCATCAAAATTGCGAGATGTATAAACATCTAAAACAGTTGCACTTGGTTCGCCTTGAGTATCTACCCAACGAGGTAACCAAAGATATGGAATTACACCTCCTTGACCGGGATAATATTGTTCAAAAATAGAGCGATACCATTTTTCTTCTCCTGTTCGAGGAGTAAGATGAGATGTGTTACAGTTTGAAAGAGAGAGTGCATCTCCATGCTGTTTCAATTCATCTTTCCATTGGGTTGAAACCGCATCACTAAATGCTGCCTTTGTACGCCAAAGTAAATGTTCCGGTAAAAATCCTCTGAAAGAATTACGTAAGTGATACTTTTCGATTCCAGTTGATTTAGCAGAAGTGTATACATCTGTAGCGAGTGTGTCTACTACAACATTCTTATCAAGAAAAGGTACGCGTAGTTCAAGTCCGAATGCACTGATAGTTCGGTCAGCACGTAACCCATCAAATAGATGAATATCTTCAGTAAGACGTTTCCTTTCTTTATCGAACTCTTCTTTGCTTGGAGCGTAATGAAAATATAAATATGATCCATTAATCTCATCAGATCCTTCTCCACTTAATACCACTTTAACATTTGTTTTGTTTCGAATATATCTAGCTAACATCCACATTGGGGTACTTGCACGTACAGTAGTTGTGTCATAACTTTCAATTGCTTTAATCACATGTGGAATAGATTCAATTCCTTTATCTATACTTGGAATGTAAATATGATGAATATACCTATCTCCGTGAATACTTTGTAGATATTTAATCACTTCTCGAGAAGCAACAACATCAGGTGCATCAAATGAAAATCCTGTTGTAAAGACAGTAATTTTCTCTGTTTTAGGAATTAAACGGGAAGCAATACTTAATATTAAACTACTATCAAGACCTCCACTTAGTAAGAATCCAATTGGTACTTCAGAGTTAATCCTATCCTTTACAGCATCAATGAGAGATTGCCGTGCGTGTTGAGGATATCCTTTATATTTTAACGGATATTGAAATGTATTTTTGTCAAAAAGAGAATAAACATATATAATTCCAGGTTTTACTTGAACTCCTTTAGAATGTAATGCTTTGATCCCTTTTAATTCAGAACAGAGAGTAAAATATTCATCATCTGAAATAAATAATGGTCGAACTCCGGTGTAATCTCGTCCATAGATAACATTTCCAAGTCTTGTGTCAAAAATAACAAAAGCATATTCTCCAGAAAGTTCATGTAATTGGTTGGTGTCACTTTGGAGATATAACCATAAAATTACTTCACAGTCAGATTGTGTCTTACATTTCAAGTTATACTTTTCCCTCAATTCATGATGGTTATAAATTTCTCCATTACACATTACGTATACTCCATTTGAATAAAAAGGTTGTTCACCATTGGAAACACCTGTGATACTTAACCTGTTAAATATCATTGATATACGATCAGATTGAAAATCAAATGATTTCACAGTTGTTGAAGTTGGACCTCGGTGTTTAATAGTTTCGACAGACTTTAGCCCATCTGGATGGGTTGTAAAAGTAATACCGCACATTTATAGTTACTAGTTAAACTTTATATAGGTACCATGAGGTAGTCTGTATCACGAACTACCTCGAATAATCCTATACTTTCTCTACCAGGGATAATAAACGTATCTTTATTATATATCTTTTTCCCGGTTTGACTCGGAATATTGATATGAATATTTTTGTATGTATCATAAATTCGGTATTCAAAATTATCATCAGTATAAGGAAAGACACTCCGTTGTTCTAAATTATAGACTGTATCATCTGTAGGACTTACGGATAAAACAACACCTACTTTCTGCCAACGGTTTGTATAGGTATTCTCAACAGGTGTATAAAATTTAATAGGCGTATCTAAACCTCTTTGATAAGGAATTTCAGCTCGGTGATACTCTCCTCCTTGATATTCTGGATTCCGGTAGTCTACATTCCGGTAGTCTACATTCCTGTAGTCACCGTGTCTATTGACTTGTCGAGTTAAATCAAGATGCCTTTTTGATAGATCAGCAATATGATTCTTAAGTGTAGTATATTTGATCACACTATTTCTTTTGTTTGTGAAATACGTGATGAAAAATGTCATACATACTACAATACATAATGCGATACAAAACGTGAAAATGGTAATGTTCATCTTTTATTCTAAAAGTGAAATAAAAGTTTTAGTTGTTTTAAAAACTCCAAAATGGGTATCAAAAATTTCCATCAATTTGTTAAAAAGCATGCGCCTCATGTTTACAAGCAGACTCATCTCAGTGAGTATGCTGGTATGAGTTTTGCTGTAGACATTTCAGGGCTAATTTACAAGTACAAAATTCTAAACAAGGATAGGTGGTTAGATTCATTTATCTATCTTATTCTTGCTCTCCGTCGAAACAGGATTCATCCAATTTTTGTATTTGATGGTGAAGCTCCAAAGGCAAAGGATAACGAAAAAACAAAACGCAGTCAACTGCGTAAGCAGTTGACAAATAAGGTTTTCAGTC